GGAAAGCCAAGCGTAATGACGAGAAGCGTATCAAGGAACTCACTGAGCAACTTGAGGGACTAACCAAGTCGCAGCGTGAGCGAACCGTCAAGGAAGTCCTAGAAAAGAAGGGTGTGAATCCTAAAGCAGTACGACTAATCCTCAAGGACATCGACGATGTATCTGAAGAGTCAGTGAATAACTGGCTAGAAGATAACGGAGATTTGTTCGGGCTTACAAGTACTCAGGAAGCACCGCAAGCGAGTGAAACAGACCGTGCTGCATTACGTCAGCAGGATGTTATGACTCAGGGTGCAATAACACCCGACAGAGCAGAGAACTTAAGTTTGAGAATGGACCAGGCAGATAACCTGGATGATTTCTTGAACGTTCTCCGTTCGCAATAAAACTAATCATAGTTTCTAACACTAAAGGAATAAACCTAAATGGCAAACGCATATACAACCACAGGTTCCTCCTCACTCGGAGGTACCGCTAATGCTGCCGGTCTTGTACAGAAGGCTTATGACCGTCTCTTGGAGTTCGCACTTCGTTCAGAGCCACTCATTCGTTCAGTCGCAGACAAGCGCCCAGCACAGCAGGCAATCCCAGGTTCAACAGTAGTTCTACAACGCTACGTTGACCTAACAGCAACGACAACACCGTTGACTGAAGATGAAGACAAAGATGCAGTAGCACTGTCTACACCAACATCTGTGACAATTACTCTTGCAGAGTACGGTAACTCAGTTCTCGTAACTCGTGCACTTGAATTGTTCTCACTTGCAGATGTAGACCCAGCAATTGCTAACATCATCGCATTCAACCTTGCTGATTCAATTGACTCAGTTGCAATGACAACACTTCGTGGTGGCTCAAACGTCATCTACTCAGGTTCAACTGCAACATCAACAGCAACAGTTACAGCAGCAGCAACACTTTCATCAGCAAATCTTCGCCGCGCTGTTGCAAAGTTGCGTGCTAACAAGGCAACAGGTCGTAAGGGTTCACTCTACTGGGCTGGTATCCACCCAGAAGTTTCACACGACCTTCGTGCCGAGACAGGCTCTGCAGGATGGCTTCTTCCAAATCAGTACGGTTCAGTTCAGGACCGCATCTGGGCAGGAGAAATCGGCACATACGAAGGTGCATACTTCGTTGAGTCAGCACGTCTTTACAACGCAACAGACGGTTCAGGTTCTGCTCGCGTATACCGCACAATCATTGCAGGACAACAGGCAATGGCAGAAGCAGTGGCAGAAGAGCCACACGTAGTCATCGGACCAGTAGTTGACAAGTTGATGCGTCACCGCCCAATGGGTTGGTACGGCGTACTCGGCTTCGCACGCTACCGTGAAGAAGCACTATACCGAATCGAATCAGGTTCATCAATCGCTTAGTTGATTGACGGGTGAGGCTAGGGAAACCTAGCCTCATCAGTAAGTTCACTAAGGAGAACTAATGGCAAATTATATATTCAGACCACCTTATGTACTTGAGGGTCCATCAGGTAAGCATCGCTTGTTTTACTTTGCCACATTACGCAAAGGTGTAAGCATCGCTAAAAGCGGTGGAGTATATTCACGAGTTCGCTATGTAGTTGATTCAACCATCGCGGAATACGAAGAGTTTTATTCTGGCGGATGTCAACACGTAGTCAATGATGCAACAAAGACTGCACTTATTGCAGGTGGCGTTGGAGTAACAGAGGCAAACTTTACAGCACAGTAGGGGACACAATGAATTTACATCAGATACAAAAGCATCCTGAGTATGTCGAAGGTTGCTTTGGTTGCAAGATAGGAACGCTTGAACTAGGAACTGGTGATGCAACAAGAGACATCTCTGACAAGAAATGGACCTCTGAATTGCAGGCTTACCGAGATGCAAGAGCACAGGGTATGCAACCAGCGGGCACTACACGTGCTCACGTAGAAGCAGCATATGAAGCGTCAGCGACATTGGGTAAGGCGTACAACTCCGAGACAATGCCAAAGACAAAAGATATAAATAAAAAATCAACCGAGGTACTCAAAGAAATAGGAGCAATATAATGCCAAAAGTAGGAATGAAAGAATTCGCATACACAGCAAAAGGTATGGCAATGGCTAAGGCTGAAGCCAAGAAGACAGGCAAGCCAATGAAGAAGGCTGCTGCTAAGAAGATGGCAATGAAGAAAATGGGCAAGAAGAAGTAATGATGAATGCAAAACCAAAGCCAATGGCAACACCAATGGCTGGACCAAAGACTCGCATTGCTCCTATGCAATCAAAGGTAGAAGCAAAGCGCCAAGAGAAGGCACTTGCTGAACTGATGAAGAAGCGTGAGATGGAAGCAAAGCGCACTGGTATGTGGAATAACTACAACACGAACTAAGGAAAATTATGACAGACCCTAGACTAAAGCGAGCAGGAGTGTCAGGCTTTAACAAGCCTAAGCGCACACCGAATCACCCAACTAAGTCGCACGTTGTTGTGGCTAAATCAGGAGACCAGGTTAAGACTATTCGCTTTGGTCAGCAGGGTGTCACTGGCGATAAGAAGCCAACAGCACGTCAGGCTTCATTCAAAGCACGTCACGCAAAGAACATTGCTAAGGGTAAACTAAGCGCAGCATACTGGGCAGATAAGGTGAAATGGTAATGGCAAAGAAAGTAGCATTCTGGGATAAGAAGAACCCTAAGAAGAAGTCAACACCGCTTACCCCTGCACAGAAAACCAAGGCTAAGGCTATGGCTAAGAAGGCTGGAAGACCTTATCCAAATCTAGTTGACAACGCAAGAGCAAAGAAAAAATAAACAAAGGTGGGGACAATGCAAGAAAGTATTTCAATCGCTTGGTGCGATAACGGAATGGTAGACGGTAAGTTTATGCAAGGCGTCTGCGATGTACTACTTAAGTCTGGATTAGAATTTAAGTCTACACTTCGCAGTCAAGGTAATCAGATTGCACGCCAGCGTGAGACAGTTATTACCTACTGGTATGACAAGACAGATACAGAATGGCTACTCTGGGTTGACTCAGATGTTGTTATCAGTCCAGAGAAGTTCAAGTTACTTTGGGATAATAGAGACGCTGAGAAGCGACCTATCATTACCGGAGTCTACTTTACAACTGATACACCTGAAGAACCTTTGATGATTCCAATGCCAACTGTATTTAACTTTACAGATAACAAAGACGGTGGCTTTGGTTTGACCAGAGTGCACCCAATGCCTGAGAACAAACTGATTCAGGTAGGCGCTGCAGGTATGGGATTCATCCTGATGCACCGCAGTGTAGTTGAAAAGATTAGGGCAACCGTTCCTGACTCTCCTATGTTTATGGAGATGGGACGCGGGACAAAGTTTATTGGAGAAGACATTTACTTCTTCGCTCTATGTGACCAGGCAGACATTCCAGTCTACTGCCACACAGGTGCAACTGCTCCACATATGAAGCGGTTCTCATTTGATGAGCACTATTACAAAGCATTCTTTGGTGGCAATCAAGCACAAAAGAAATCGAATTTAATCGTACCAAAACGCTAAGGAAGGTTAACAATGGCACTAGGCAAAGCAGGAAGCAGCCTTACAGCAGAACTTAATAGGCTGGCAGGCATCACTGATGTCACAAAGTTTCTTGATGAACAGGGCGCTGCTAATGCTTGGGCTGGTACCACCGGACTTGCAACTGTAGGTGCTTTGAATATTAAAGTCTCAGCATCCCGAACAAGAGATAAGTTCAAGGACATTGATGGTGTCTGCAATGAACTTGCTGGAACAACTGGGCTTGCAGCCCCTGCAGCGTTAAGGAGCATCAACGCCTAATGACAACTACATTAACTAATATGATTGATGAAGTGCTTGTCAATCTTGCGGGATATACATTCCAGCAGGACCGCAGCACTTATATCAAGACAGCGGTTAGCACAACCACATCAACGGTTGCCTCACCTACTATCTTGAGCCTTGGCTCTACAGATTCAGTTGGTAAGGGTATCCTTGAGATTGACGAAGAACTTATCTGGGTAGATAACTTTGACCGTGTTTCTAACACAGCAACAGTATCTCCTTATGGGCGTGGCTATCTTGGTACAACTGCAGCAACACACGCAGCAGAAGCCAAAGTAACTATCTCTCCTACCTTCCCACGCTTTAATGTCAAGCGTGCAATCAATGACACTATCCGCTCCCTTGGAGCGAACATCTTTGCAGTGAAGTCGACAACCTTTACCTTCAATGCTGCAGTATCTACATACGCTTTTGCTAACCTGAACATCAAGAATATCTTGACTGTCTCTTGGCAGGAGATTGGACCTTCTAAGGAATGGCGTCCAATCCGTCACTGGGATTTAGACTCAGTAGCAAACCCTGAAGCATTTGGGTATACATCAGGTACTGACCAAGTGCAGACAATCACTCTAGGTGAAGCACCTATCTCTGGTCGCACAGTAAAGGTTATCTATGCAACAGACCCAGAACCATTTACAAGCAACTCACAGATTTACACAACAGTGACAGGCTTACCTGAGTCAACAAGAGATGTAGTAATCTTAGGCGCAGCCTATCGTCTGCTCTCATTCCTTGACCCAGCACGTGCTGCACAGGTTAGCCCACAGGCTGACGAGACAGACGCTAAGCGCCCATACGGTGCATCACAGACTGCAACCAAGCAACTCTACGCTCTTTACACACAACGCCTTAATGAAGAAACAAAGGCACAACAGCAGAACTATCCTCCCCGTGTTCACTACTCTCGCCGATAAGGACCAGCAATGACAGTTAGAAAATATTCCTCACGCTCTCAGCAGACTACTCTGTCTTCAGCGTTGACATCAAATGCCACAACGATGTCTGTCGTTTCTGGCTCCGCTCTTATGGGTGGCAAGACGCTTACTGGCACTCAGACATACACAGTTGTTATTGACCCAGATACAGCCCTTGAAGAAATTGTAGATGTTACGGTCTACTCGTCTGGCAACACACTTACCATTACTCGCAACATTGATGGCTCAACTGGACAGGCTCACTCAGCAGGTGCAGTAGTTCGTCATATGGCAATCGGTAGAGATTACCAAGAAGCCAATGACCACATTGAAGCATCAACAGATGTTCACGGACTTGCTTCTGGAGCAGCGGTGGTTGGAACAACAACAACCCAGACTCTCACTAACAAGACTTTAACTAGCCCAACTTTAACAACTCCCGCATTAGGAACCCCGGCATCAGGCGTGCTTACTAATACAACTGGACTTCCGTTAACAACTGGCGTAACTGGAACTCTTCCAGTAGCCAACGGTGGAACTGGTATTACTGCACTAGGAACTGGCATTGCTACATTCCTTGGTACTCCATCAAGTGCTAACCTTGCTGCTGCTTTAACAGATGAAACTGGTAGCGGAGCAAATGTATTTGCTACTAGCCCAACAATTTCTAGCCCTACTATTACTGGTACTGGTGCTATTGCTGGTACATTTACTGGAAACATTACAGGCAATGTAACTGGCAACGTTACAGGCAATGTAACTGGTACATCTGGTTCTACTACGGGTAATGCAGCCACAGCAACAGCCCTTGCTACAGGGCGCACAATTAGTCTTACGGGTGATGTAAGTGGTACTTCTGCATCATTTGATGGAACTGGAAACGCTAGCATTACAGCAGCCATTGCTGCTAATATAATTGTAGATGCAGACATTAACGCTTCTGCTGCTATTACGGCTACTAAGATTGCTGGAACTGCTGTAACTCAAGCAGATACTGGCACAGTAACATCAACTATGATTTTAGATGGTACTATTCTTAATGCTGATATTAACGCATCTGCAGCCATTGCTCTTAGTAAGTTAGCGACTGACCCACTAGCAAGAGCCAATCACACTGGCACACAAACAGCGTCAACTGTTTCTGATTTTGACACTCAGGTTCGTACATCTCGTTTAGACCAGATGTCTGCTCCTACTTCATCGGTTGCACTTAATGCTCAAAAGATTACAGGTCTTGCTGACCCTACATTGGCACAAGACGCTGCTACAAAAGCATACACAGACCTACAGATAACCAACCTTATTGCAGCAGCACCTGGTGCCTTAAATACTCTTGATGAGTTGGCTGCAGCACTTGGTGATGATGCATCTTTTGCTACTACTGTAACTAACTCTTTGGCTGCTAAGTTGCCACTTGCGGGTGGCACTATGTCTGGTGCAATTGCTATGGGAAGCAATAAAATTACTGGACTTGGAACCCCAACATCTACTGGAGATGCTGCAACAAAAGACTATGCTGACACTAAGTTGCCACTTTCCGGCGGAACAATGTCTGGCGCTATTGCTATGGGAACCAACAAAATTACAGGAGTTGGAGACCCAACTAACGCACAAGATGTTGTCACTAAATACTATCTTGATAACGTAGTCCTTGCTCCATCTAATCTTACTGGTCCAATTACTTCTACTGGTTCTGCAACTTCTATTGCATCACAAACAGGTACTGGTACAAAGTTTGTAGTAGATAACAGTCCAACACTTATTACCCCTGTGCTGGGTGTTGCAACTGCTACCTCTATAAATGGAACAACTATTCCATCAAGCAAAACTCTTGTGGCTACAGACTCAACTCAATATGTAGTACCAAGCCAGACTGGTAACTCAGGTAAGTATCTGACTACAGACGGAACAACTTCATCTTGGGGAACTGTTGCTTCTTACTCAGCACCCACACTTGGCTCTACATCTATTGCATCAGGAGCCACAGTAACAACAATTTCAGGCTTAACGGACATTGTGCTCAATGGTCCAGGAAGCGTAACAGACGAACTAACACTGCTCCTTATGGGCGCACTCTAATAGAAAGTAGTAACTAATGGCTACAGTAACAAAGGCTCTCTTTAGGGGAGCAGCAACAACAACTCTAACAACAACACTGTATACAGTTCCCTCTGCTACAACAACAGTAGTATCTAATATTGTAGTAGTTAATACAGCAGCAACAGCAGCAACATTTGACCTTGCACTTGATGGAGTTAAACTTGCAGATACAACTGCTATTGCTGCTGACTCAATTGCTACCTTTGACATTAAGCAAGTAATTGCTGCTACTCAAACAATCCAAGGTGGAGCATCAGCAACAACAGTTAACTTCCATATTAGCGGAGTGGAGATTTCCTAATGGCATCAACAGTATTTCCTTTACCAGTAACATCTAGTCCTTCAACTCTTGCAAAATCAATTACGGTTCCATCAGCAAATACAATGTATTCCGCTACAAGCACTTTTTCTGCAGGAATTTATACTATTACTTGCGTTTCTTCAACAATAGCAAAAGTTGATTTTTATGATGGAGCAACTTATATTGCAACAGCAACAACAGTATCTGGTTCTGTTACTTATAATTTAGGACAGGATGCTACTTCTGTAAAAATTTATACAAATACTGGTTCTAGCATAGTTGTTTCTATAGCAATAACCGGAACAACTGTTTCTGCGGTTAGCGGAACGCTTGATACAATTACAAGTACAACAAACAATTACTCTCAAACTGGAGCAGTTTACGCTGTTGTAGTTGGTGGCGGTGGTGGTGGCGGTGGAGCCGTTGGTGGTTACGGTGGCGGTGGTGGCGGTGGTAGTGGTGGCGTTACCGAAGGAAGACTTGCTCTTTCTGGAACAACAACAATTACTATTGGCGCTGCTGGTAATGGTAACGGTGGTGCTGGCGGTGCAAGCAATATTGGAAACCTTACCGCTAACGGCGGTTCAGGCGGTGGTATTGGAAATAATAATGCTACCGGTGGTGGCGCTGGTGGTGGAGGCGGTGGTGGTACTCCTGGCGGAGCCAATGGTGGCAATGGTGGTTTTAGAAATGTTAATAACGCTACTGGAAACTTTGGCAATTCAGGAAATGCAACTACAGCACCTACATTTACTTTTGTTGCAAATGGAACAACTGGCGGTGGCGCTGGCGGATATGCCAATGCCCACGGCAGTAACACACCAGCAACTGCTGGGTCTGGAATTGGAACCGGAGGAAATACTAACACTAACCCAACTGGTTACGGTGCCGGTGGTTGCGGTGGTGCAAACTCTGGTAGTGGACAAGCAGGCACATCTGGTGTAGTTTATATTTTACGTGGATTATAAGGAGAATAAAACTAATGGCAAATTTTGCAGTTATTAAAGATGGAAAAGTAGAAAACGTAATTGTATGTGAGTCAAAAAATGTTGCAGAAGAAGCAACTGGTTTGACTTGTGTTGAATATACAGATGTCAACCCTGCTTTTATAGGCTTGGGTTATGATGGCACTACATTTGAGCAGCCTATTGTAGAAGAACCAGAAGAGGAAACAGTAGAACTACCAACCGAATAATCATTTAAGGGGACAAAATGAATATTACATTTACAAACGTATCTGGGTTTGATGACTTGGAGCAGCCACAACCTGCTTCCAAGTTTATCCCAGATTGGTATAAAAATATGGAATCATACATTGGTGGAGAAAAAAAACCTAATGGTGACGGAAATACTAAGGCTACAATCAAACGTTGTATGCCAGTATTTGATGCTATCAACGCTGGTTATATTATTGTTTCACCTGCTGATGTATATGTAACAATTAAAGATGGACAGCAATTCTTTGAGTGGTCTACTTTAGGATTAATTTCATTTCATCCTATTGAACAAGCACCTACTCATCCAGCAAAAAACAAGCACGCTTATCCTAAGTGGGTAAATTACTGGGCAATCAAAACGCCTAAGGGTTATTCTACAATGTTTGTTCAACCAATGCACAGAGACTCTGTATTTACAATACTTTCAGGCATTGTAGATACTGATGAATATTATGCTCCAGTTAATTTTCCTATGGTAATTAACGACCCTGAGTTTGAAGGATTAATTCCTAAAGGAACACCTATTGCACAGGTAATACCGTTTAAACGTGAGTCTTGGACTATGCAATTTGGTGGAGAAAAAGAAATTAAAGAACAAGCAAATTTAGCAAATAAATTAAACACCACATTCTTTGATAGATATAAGAATATGTTTAGACAATTAAAAGAATACAAGTAATATAATTACTATCTAAGGAGTAACGTGGCTGGTCGCGACATAACAGAAGGTAGAGCCAATAGGTCTATCGCAGTTGACGTTGGTGTAGTTTCATCTACAGCAGTATGGCAGAACACCGATATGTCTTATGACGTAGCCATAGGTGGACTCCCATTCTTCTATGCAATCAATGACGCACGCCCTTACATTCGTCAGACTGCACCCTTTCGTAAGGACCAGTTCGACAATGGAGCGGAGCCAGGTGAGCAATCACTTACTGGTTGGTGGATTAGAAGTCAAGCATCGTTCCACTCTGGTTCAGGCATTAAGTTCTATGACCCTGCAACTACAGATGAGAATGGGCACTACCGCTTTGCCGACTCTAAGGGCGTCAATGTATGGACTAAGGGACAGGTAACACTGCTTAAGTCTTGTACATCTGCTCACATCACTACTGGTCCTATTGCAACTAATGGTGTAACACAACAGCACTTACGCTCAATTAAGTGGAGTCAGAATAGCAACACTTATAAAGGTGTACTCCTTCACGATGAGTATGATGTAGATAAGATATTTCCAGCAATTACTGTATCTATTAGTAATAAGGCTTTAACCTCTAACGTAGCAACATTGACAACATCTGCGGCACACGGACTGTGTGTTGGTATGCAGATTACCATTAGCGGAGTCGATGCTACCTTTAATGGCGAGTATCGCATTACAGGTGTGCCAACAACTACAACATTTACTTATGCTAAGACCGCTACTGATGTTACATCTGCTGCTGTATCTCCAGTCGGAAGTGGTGTAGCAGAACTTATTCACTTTATTGATTACAACTCAGGTACTGATTTGCCAGTCTACGCCATCTGTGATGACGGTACGTTTGCTTATTGGATTACCAATACAGCAACCAAGAAGACCGTATACAAGAAAGCACTGACAGCAACATCGGTTGATGCTAATACAATGATGTTTGATGAGATAGGTTCTATTGCTAACGCTGCAATGGAGTACGTCAAAGACCGTATCGTATTGTGTGCCGATAACAAGGTATATGAATTTTCAACATCAGCATCTGCTATGCCAACAGCGGTGTACACACACCCAACAAGCACCCACGTCTACACATCAGTGGCTGCATCAGGACCTGCTATATATGTTGCTGGCTATAATGGAATCCAATCAACTATTCAGAAGTTCACACTCTCTACTGCCGGAGTAATGCCTACTCTTACATCCGCAGTTGTCGCAGCAGAACTACCCGTTGGCGAGATTGTCCACAAGATTTATTACTACCTTGGCTATATGATGATTGGTACTAACAGAGGTATACGAGTAGCAGCAATATCTGACCAAGATGGTTCACTCAACTATGGTCCACTCATTGTAGAAACATCTCAACCTTGCTTTGACTTTGCAGCACGTGACCACTATGTATGGTGCGCTACTAGCGTAGGTGGTGAGGCTGGAGTAATCCGTATCGACCTATCTAATGAACTAGAAACCCTACGCTTTGCGTGGGCTAACGACCTTTATATGGATGGTGTTACTGGATATAAGACAACCGCTTGTGCTTTTATTGGCAACGATGACCCTAATGTTCAAGATAGACTTACATTCTGCACGGCAAATAATGGCACATCAAATGGAGCAATTTACATTGAAGATGCTTCCAACCTTCGTACATCAGGGTATCTAACTACGGGCAATATCCGCTATGGAACTCTTGAGCCAAAGAACTTCAAGCGCCTACTAGGTCGTGGTGAATTTACTTATGGTTCTATGACCCTAGAAACCGTAGATAAAAACAATGTTGAATATGACCATATCTCATATGACTCATCAGTAGCACCTATTGAGGTAGGTACATCATCTCCTGCTACAGCACAAGAGTATGTTGCCTATAAATTTATTATGTATCGTGATGGCACAGATAACACTAAGGGTCCTACATTCAAGGGATACCAGGCTAAGGCAACTATCGCTACACCTCGTCAGCGCATCTTACAATTCCCTGTCTATTGCTTTGACTTAGAGACAGACCGATACAACGCAATGATTGGCTACGAAGGCAAAGCCTTTGAGAAGATTCTAGCCCTAGAAGAAGTTGAAGAATCAGGTGACGTACTTACCTGGCAAGACTTAACTACTGGTGAATCTCGTCAGGCAGTTATTGAACAGATTTCATTCCAGCGTGCAACACCACCCGACAAACGTTTCAGCGGTTTCGGTGGAGTTATCCAAGTAACTATCAGAACGGTATAATATGACAGCGCAAGATTGGGCTGCGTTAACCGTAGCAATAATGACAATACTCGCAGGGTTTGCGGCATTTGTCAGATGGCTAGTAAAGCATTATTTGTACGAATTAAAACCAAATGGGGGCGGTTCCGTGAAAGACCAAGTGAACCGATTGGAAGAACGCGTTGACCAAATCTATCTCTTACTCTGCGAGAGCAAAGGCAAGTAAGTACGCAGTATTCTTTTTACTACTAGGCACATCTTTCTTTTGGAATCCTCAAGCAAATGCAGCAACTGCATATACTGATGTGACTTGTGCTAATCAAGAAGGCACTCAACAAACATATCAAATTGGTTGGGATAATAGTCAGCAGTTCTTTGAAGGCAAGGGTTATATCCCTAGATTATTTTGTGAGGGTGGGTATTCATCTTCAGGATTTACTATCTATGTAAGCGATAATCTTGTCGATGCTTCTACTGGTTACTATAATGGCGTATCAGTAGAACCAACACCAAGCCCAACACCAACCCCTGAGCCAACCCCAACACCTACTGTAAGTCCCAGTCCGACGCCCGAACCTTCTCCGACTGTAGAGTCACAAACTGCTCCCGCAAGTGTTGAAACTCAGACTCCCGTTGTCGAAACTTCAACTGCTCCTGTTTCAACTGAGACTGAAACTGTTTCCTCTGAGACATCAACAGCAGTACAAGAGACAGCAACAGTAGTAGATACATCGACTGTAACATCTGAGACTCCTTCAGTTCCTAATGAGCAGGCACCTAGCGTACCTACTCCGCCTCCGGCAGTGGAGCCTGAACCAACACCTGCGCCCCCGGCTCCAGCACCTCAACCTGAGCCTCAGCCAGAACCAGTTGCGATACCTGACCCTGCACCGGAACCTCCGGCTCCAGAAGAGGAACCTCCGGTACCTGTGGAAGAGCCACCAGTTGTTGAAGAGCAACC